CGACGTCATTCAGTTCGCCGGCTGCTTCTCGATCAACCCCATGAGCTACCAGTCCAACGGTGTGCTGATGGACTTCGTCGTCACCGCTGACACGTCATCGGACGTGGCCGGCTTGGCGTCGATTCCGATTTCGCCGGCTCTCTTGCCGACGCACATCGGCGGCGTGCCGACCAACAACGCACTCGCGACCTGTTCAGCCTCACCGCTGGCCGGCGCGGCGGTGACCACGTTCGGTCACGCGTCGAGCTTCGCGAACGTCGTCACCCCACAGGGCTTGGTCTATCACCCCGACGCGTTTGCGTGCGTGATGGCCGACCTGGAACTGCCCGGCGGTGTCTGGGTGGCGGAACGCATCAGCAACAAACAGCTCGGCATCGCGATCCGGTTCATCAAGGACTACAACGTGATGACGGATCAGTCACCCGCACGCGTCGACATCCTCTACGGATGGGCCGCTGTGCGTCCTGAAATGGCCGCTCGTGTCGCCAGCTAACTAAGGAGAAGACACAGATGGCAGCTACAGGAACGACTCTCGCCAGCCCGCTCGACGCGTTGGCCCTGGACTTCAACGTCACCAGCTCCGCTGGAGCAACGATTGGTGGCTTCTGCCGCATCGACGGAGAGTTCTCCGTCATCACCGGCATTCTTGGTAACAAGATCAGCGTCCGCTCACGCGGCGATAACGGTGGTCTTGCGGTCGCGCACGCGGTGCTGGCGCCGGTCACGTTCGGGCTGGCTTCGGATCAGGCCAATCTCGGCGCGACCGAAATTGTGCCGGTGCCGACCGAACAGAACCTCCAGTCGATTGGCGCGGACGGCCCCATCGCGGTGCCGCTTCGTGCCACGACCTACCTGATCACCAAGGGCGCGGCTCTCGCGGCATCCACGATGCCCAATCCGCCGCTGTCATCGGACGGGTTGGAGGTGCAGTTCATCAGCGCGACCGACTTCGCGCACGTGGTCAGTCTCGTGACCTCATGGGACGGCAAGACCGGGAACAAAACGACCTACACGTTCACCGCCTTCAAGGGGGGCGCGTTCAAGGTCATGGCGATTCGCGGCGTCTGGGCGTTGATCAATGCCCACGACGTAGCGATTACCTAAATCGACCAGAGCGGGGTGGCGAGTGCGAAACGCCATCCCGCTCGATTTATTTGAGGAGTAGCGCATGGCAAAGACTGAAGCCGAATACCCGCGTTGGGTCTATCCGCCGGACGGCGGTCCCGGCTGCGTCGCGCAGACGCCCGACGACAAGCCGAAAGGCTGGCTGGAAGCGCCGACTGAACCTGGACCCGCGACCGGCCAGCGCGTGATCGGCGCGCCAGAATTTCCCGCGACGCCGACGCCGCCGGCTGACGACGACGACGAAGCAAAGAAGAGCAAGAAGAAGTAACACCAACCAATCGCCATGAGAAGGCGCGAGGGCTTCGTACCCTCGCGCTATGGCGTCGTACTCCGCGATTGATTTCGCTACACGCGCACTGCGGCTACTCGGCGTGATCGATGCGGCGGCGACGCCGTCTGCGGAAGACAACCAGACGGCTTTCGTCGCGCTCAACGACATGATCGATGACTGGGCCACGCAGCGCCAGACCATCTATCAACTCAAGCGGTCGGTGTTTCCGCTGGTCAACGGGCAGGCCAGCTACACGCTTGGGTTCGGCGGTCAGTGGGACATCGTGCGTCCCGTTTGGATTGACCGCGCCTCCGTCATTCCCCAGAACAGTGGCGCCGGCAATACCGGCCCAATGGAAATTCCGATTGGCCATCCGCTCGATGCTGCGGAGTTCCAGCGCATCACCGTCAAGACCTCGCAAAGCACCTTCCCGCAATACCTCTACTGGGATCGCAACTGGGTGAACGGCCTGTCGACTGTCCAGGTCTACCCGGTGCCGACCACCAGCACCGCGGCCATCGTGCTGTATACGCCCGTCGCGGTCACCGAATTCCCCGACATGTCGACGAAGTTCACGTTCCCGCCGGGCTATGCGCGTGCGATCCGTTACGGGCTGGCGATGGAGCTGGCGCCTGAGTACGGCATCCCGCCGAACGAATCGATCCGCTCATCGTTCACACAAGCGTTCGCCAACATCAAGCGTGCGAACAACGCGCCGATTGAAGCGTCGTTCGACGCCGCGCTGGTCGGCACTCGCGGTCGCTACAACATTTATTCGGACTCGTACTGATGCCGAAGTTCCCGAACGCAATCGGTGGCTCGTACGTATCCGAGTCGCCGATAGCGGACTGCGAACGCACCGTCAACTGGTACATCGAAAAGATGGAGGTGCCGGGCGCCCAGCAGAAGGCCAAGGCAGTCCTCTACCCAGCACCCGGTGTAAGGCGCTACGCATCAACCACTGCGCTGAATGGTCGCGGCCTGTTCGCGCAGAACAACTACGTGCTGGCCGGCATCGGCGACAAGTTGTTCCGCGTCACCAACCTCGCCACGACCATCGATGTCGGCACCATCAAGACCGACAACAACCCCGTCACGATGTGTACCAACGGCGAGGGCGGTGGTCAGGCATTCGTGACCAGCGGAACCAACGGCTACATCGTGGACGTGAAAACTGACGCGATGACGCTGGTCCGCACCGGCGCCACGTCGATGGGCGCGATGCTCGACACGTATTTCCTCGCGCTCGATGCCGCGACCTCGACGCTGTTTCTCTCAGACCTGAACGACGGCACCGTCTGGGACCCCACGCAGTTTGCCCAGCGCACGATTGCGCCGGACCCGTGGATCTCATTCGCGGTGAACTACCGCGAGATTTGGTTGTTCGGGACCGAGTCGAGCGAGGTCTGGGTCAATGTCGGTAGCTTCCCGTTCCCGTTTGCTCCGCATCCGTCGGGCCTGATTCCCTACGGCATCGCCGCGCCGTTCAGCGTGAAGAACGTCGCCGGCACGCTCATCTGGTTGGCGCGCACGCCCAACGGCACAGGCCAGGTCGTGGCCGCACAGGGCTTCAGCCCGGCCCCAATTTCTACGCATGCGCTTCAGGTCGCCATCAACAGCTACGACCGCATCGACGATGCGATTGGCGACACGTTCCAGATGCTGGGTCACTCCTTCTACGTGCTGACGTTCCCGTCGGCGCAGGCGACGTGGGTGTATGACGCCTCGACGCAAGTCTGGGTCGAGTGGCTGACGTGGGTGCCGGACCTGAACGAATACATCGCATGGCGTCCGCTGTTCCACGCGCACGCGTTCGACAAGCATCTGGTCCTCGACCGCGCTGCCGGCAACATCTACGAGACCTCGCACGAGTTCACGACCGATGTCGACGACCGTTTCATTCGCCGGCTGCGCCGATTTCCCGGCATGGTCAACGAAATGGACCGCGTCTTCTACGACGAACTGGTCCTGTACCTCGAGACAGGACTCGGTCTGCCGGTGGGGCAGGGCAGCAACCCGCAGCTGATGATGCGCCACAGCGACGATGGCGGCAAAGTGTTCGGCAACGAGCGATGGACCAGCGCCGGACGCGAAGGGCAATACAAGCGATTGGCGCAGTGGAATCGACTCGGCAGCGGACGCGACCGCGTGTTTGAGTTTACGGTGAGCGACCCGATCCCGTGGCGCATCATCGACGCCTTCGTCACGATCCGTAAAGGCTCGCACTAATGGCGCTGGAGTTTGCGCCGGCTCCGATTCGCGATCCGATTGCACAGGAAGAAGCCGAGAGCAAGCGGCTGATGCTGCCACGCGTGTGGATCGATTGGTTCGCCTCGCTGGGTATTCGCGTCGACCAGCAGACACACACGCTCAACATCGTCGAGCTGTTCAATCTCTCGGGTAACGTCCCGCCGACACCTATCCCGCTCGACACGCTGGGGGAGGGTCTCTACCGCGTCACGTACTACATGCGAATTACGACGCCGGCCTCCACCAGCAGCAGCATTCAGATCGGCATCGGGTGGACGGATAACGCGGTGTCGTGCGCGATTCAAGCGGACGCGTTGACAACCAACACCATCGGCACGGTGCAGAGCAACACGCTAATGATCCGCAACGACCAGGCTGCGCCGATTACCTACGAAGTCGTCTACGCCAGCGTCGGCGGAACGCCCATGCTCTACAACCTTTTCATCATGGTCGAGCAACTGGCCGGCACTTAGTAACACGTATCGCCATGAAACCTCGTCGCTGAGGGAGATCGTTTAGTCGGCGAGCCATGCCGACGATTCAAGCGACACCCACCGTTTCGACGTTCTCGCCGACCATCGGCACGCCGAACCGTGGCACGAACGAGAACCAGCTCGATCAGTTCAATCGGCAGCTGCGCGCCAGTCCGCTCTACCAGCAGTTCATGGTCTCGCGGGGCTTGCCAACCAACGGTAGGGTC